ACAGCAGCAACAGGCAGTTGTGTCTGAATATCAGGACGCAACGCTTGGTAAAGCTATGGCAGACGTTATTAGAGCCATCCAAGGGACAGGTCAACAAACTATGAACGTACCCGACTCACAAGCAGCGTTATCAGAAGGCTCTAGAATTGCAGGAACACGTTAATGGCAGACTTTTTCTCAGACTTTAAAAACGCAATCCAAAGCAACCCGCAAGCTAGCCAAGAGTTTTCACGATTGAAAAACAATGCTGCACTCTATGGGGGCGGTGCTGCGGCAATGGGAGCAGGTTCAGTGATTCCAGAGTCTGTTATCAACACTGGTCGCACTGCTGTCGAGGGTGTTAACCAGATGACAGATGATTTTGGTCGCAACACCATTGATCCAATGTTGCAGCAAATGTTGCCACCAGGCATGGATGTCAATGTGAACACAGGTGTGTCACCAATGGCAGCAGTGCGGGGCTTGTTGTCTAATGAGATGCCACCAATGAACCCGTCTGCTAATGTCTCTTATCAAGCACCGGGGGGAGGTCTCTATGGTTCAGGTACTGTCACGCCTCAAGGAATGGCTAACCCTACAGTGGGGTATAGTACTCCGGTACTGGGTGGGGCTGGTTCTTTTGACGCTTCTGTTTCTTCCTCTGGCCCTGTTTCAAAGTTTCCTTCCTCCAGCGATCTATTCGCAGCAGCTAGACTCAATCTCAAGTTCTAAGGATAGACCGATGGAAGTTATTAACAAAGGTATTCTAAACGCTCTAGCTGAAATTGGTTTGGACGATAAAGCTAGGGGTGCTAAAAACTTTATACAAGGATTACTTAGTCCGACACCAACAGGTTTAGTTCCCATAGCACAGGATAGTAATTTTATAAGGGAACTTGAAAAATATGCTACGTCGTCAAACACTCCAATAGAAAACTTAATGGCTGTGATGTCTCTGGAAACAAAAAATACGTTTAATCCAAGCATCAAAGCAGGAAACTCCAGTGCTACAGGCTTAGTTCAGTTTCTTGAAGCAACCGCCAAAGAGCTTGGAACCACAACCCAAGACATGAGAAAAATGTCTAGGGTAGAGCAGTTACCGTTTGCTACAAAAGTATTTAACAGAGGAAGGGGAGATACAAAAACTCCGAGAAGTCTAGTAAATACTTATTTAAGCGTGTTTGCCCCCGCCCATATAAATAAAAGCATGGACTACCAAATTTACAAAAGAGGGGGGAAGCGTTACACCGCAAACCCATCTCTTGATCCTGATAATAAAGGATACATAAGTAAAAGGACTATAGAAAAGGCATTGCAACCTTACTTAAAAAATGCAAACAAAATACTAAACGAACGTTCTGATATAAACAATGGACGATAAAACCCCCATTGACATCACTGCTGGCATGGTTGCTTTCGGAGCGGTCATGGATGTTCTACCAGCTCTAGCAAGTTTGTTCACCATTGTCTGGATGGGCGTTAGGATTTACCAGAGTATTCTAGAAATCAAAGAGCGACGGAGAGACAGGGATGCTGGGAATACCTCTTGAACTTGTCACAATGCTTGGCTCTGGCCTTATGGGCGGGGTGATGACACTGTGGTCACAGAGTATGAAGGCCAAGCAGGATTCCTTTCAGAGGGCCATAGACGGCCTAGCAGCGCAGTCTACGGCCACTGACCTAGCTCGTCGCTACGAGAACAAGGGCTTTCAGGTGACGCGCCGTATAATCGCCCTGTCAGCCGTGGGTGCCATCATCGTATGGCCCAAGGTTGTAGCTGTCTTCTGGCCTGACATTGGTGTCACTGTTGGATACACAGCCTGGAAACCAGGTTTCTTATTCTTCGAGGGTACAGAAGTTGTAAAGTGGGAAGCGGTTAAAGGTCTTGTCCTAACTCCACTGGACACTCACCTAGTGTCTGCTATCGTCGGTTTGTACTTCGGCGCTTCAATTGTAAAGAACGCGAGATAACTAATGGCTCTATTGTTTAACGAACTGTATGGAGAGGGAAGTGATTTTGGAGGCACGGCTGCCAATTCCACAAACTCCTCCGCAACTTCTTCGACCACTGCCACTGCTCCCAGCAGCGGTGCAAGTCCTATAGGAGGTTTCGTAAGTTCTATTACTAGCCCCGTGGCTAACGTTCCGGGACCATTTGGTCTTAACCTAGCACCTAGCCCGTTAGGTCTATTGTCTATGGCTGTGCCGGGGCCTGTTGGAATAGCCATGGGAATTGTTAACGCAGTGATGGGGATAGAAGCCCCCGCTGTTAACAGCCTTGGGCAGTCTCAAGTTTCTGGCTTCGGTAACCAGAGTGTGGACGCGTTTGGAAATCCTGTTGGGTCGCCGGAAAACGTTGCGTCGGTGGCTAGTTATAGCCCTGACACAGGGTCGTTTACTTCATCCACTGGTGAGACGATGGCCCCAGCCGCAAATCCTGATGTGTCTACGCCAAACGACTACGGTGCCAGTGCAGATCAATCACAAGCCGCAGACCCAAGTGGTGTCACTGGCGATACCTATGGCGAAAGCACGGCGTCAGGAGGAGGCGGTGGTGGCGCTGGTAAGGTAATTTGCACCGAACTGCACCTACAGGGTAAGCTAGACGACGCTACGATGGCGGCGGATAGAGAGTTTGGACGGGCCGTCAGGGACAGTGACCCTTATACGATGATTGGCTACCACGTGTTGGCACTACCTATCGTAAGGTTGATGAAAAAGTCCAACATTGTCACGAATGCTGTAGCACTTCTGGCACTACCCTGGGCCAAGGAGATGTACTTTAAGCAAACGGGTGAGGGTAAAGGTTCGTACCGGGGTCGTATCCTAATGAGCTTAGGTATACCACTGTGTCGCAAAGTTGGTCGCAGTGCATCGCGGGTAAAGCAGTACGCGCCAAAATACTTGGGAGGCTAACCTTGGCCCCCCACGGGACTATTTAGCGTCCAACCTAGGCAGGAAGGCGAGACCAGTATATCTGGAACTCCCTTTCCTGCTTTTTCTTTTCATAAGCTAGTTTAATTTCCTCTACTGTTCTGCCACAACCTATACAATATAGGTGGTCTAGGTCTAGCTTACACTTGTTTACACACTTGTTTACCATTGTTAAACACCACAGCTTCCTCCTTGACCAGAGATTTCACAAATGTCGTGAGTCTCTACACTTTCTTCAAACTCTGTGCCTAGCTTATCTACAGCCTCAGAATAAGGAACCGATGATAGAGGTTGCCCTCCTCTGCATCCGTCTGGATAGACTGTAAACCCGCGCAGCCTGTGAGCATAAGAGGCAAGAGTATTAGTAAACTTTTCAACAGTGTCCTCATTGTTCAACTTTGAACCCCATTGCGGTAGGTTGATAGTAGAAGATATAGACATGTCTACATAGTCTTGAACATCAGCTTGGAAAGACATGCGTCTCTCGTAGTCTTCTGCCAAGTCAATGGCTGACTCAATCTTGTTGGGGTCAGTACCATAGATGTCCATAATCTCCTGAGCAGCAGAGTCAACAACGTACTGATAGTGCCAACGATTCTGTCCTTTCAAATAGCGGCGCTTATAAGAAACAGCAAAAATAGGTTCCACCCCAGTGCTAGTACCAGCGAGAATGCCGATACTTCCAGTTGGGGCAATCGCTCGGTTAGCGACAGGACGGGATATGCCAAGGCTACCACTGTAAACAGAACTGACATGATCACTATGACCTTTGTATACTCCAAGCCAACGGTGCAGTTCTTCAGGAACTTCATACTTGTACCCTCGTTTAATCAACCACTCGTGCATACCCATGAGTCCAAGGCCAAGTCTACGGTTCTTCTCCCGTGTCTCATACACCTTATCATAGGGCAGCTTTGCCTTCAGTGTACCACAGAGTAGAAACTTAGTACCTAGTTCCACAATATCACGGAACTCCTGAAGTGTTTCAACTCTGCCAAGGTTGATACTACCAAGGTTACAAACGTCAGAGTCGTCAGCACTGGTCACTTCTGTACACGCATTGCGAAGCGTCTCATCTTCCTTGTCAAAGAAGTTAAAGCTAAAGCCAGGTTCTGCTGTCTGTAGAGCCTGTCGCACGTTCTGCTTAAACACATCTCCAACGTCACCAGTGTCCCAGTAGTTTAATAGCCACTCTGTATCATAATTGACAGATACATTTGTCATGTCTAGTGGGGCATTGTAGTTAAAGTCTTGTTCTTTAATCTGTCCTACAGAAAAGCCGGTGTTACCCACTGGCATGTCGTACCAGTTCTTGGCAGACAGGAACTGCTCAATGTCACGGTGCTTCCAGTTTAGACTTGCATAGATTGCAGAGCGTCGTGAACCACCCTGCATTACTCGACGACCGATCTCGTTAATCATCTGCATCTTGGGAATAGGGCCAGAGGCAATGCCCCCAGTCTTGCTTAGAGTAGCGCCAGAGGGGCGGTAGACACTGTAGTCAATACCGATACCACCGCCCGTCATAAGGCACGACTCAGACTTCCATGACAGGTTAGCCCAGTCTTCTCGGCTATCCTCCTCTGCCTTCAACAAGTAACAATTGTTAAAGAACTTATTGGGCCGACCCGCATAATATAGATAGCGTCCACCAGGGATGAACTTCAACTCTGTTACCATTTGGGTCAGGGTTTCGATCTCATCATCCGAAAGGTGTTCTCCGCAAACGTCCTGTACTAAGACGCGCGAAAGGTCAGCCCAATTATTACATCCTTCATGAGCATACTTGTGCTTGAAGATATCTTCACTGAACTTAGAGCGGAACATGGGGTTTTCGTTACTTTTAAAACTCATTGCAGTCTACCGGCCTTAGTTGAAAATGGTTTATATTATCTTCAATCTTATCGCATAGTAACACAACGAGATCAAAATTGTCCAGCCCTAATATTTCTAAGATTTCGTCAGGGCTATATGTGTCCGACAAATCTTTCAGTATTTCCTCAGAAACCATGCTCGATCTCTTGCTTTGATTTACCCTCGTCCCCCACTAGGAACACTGGGCGTCCACCCCTAAACTTTAAATCAAGACCCTTGTCTGCCCAGCATACCTGCTTGTGTGGGCAGTAGGAGCAGTTGATACCCAGCTTCTTGCGACCTGAAGGCTTGTCGTCTACCTCTGAGAAGGGTCGATCAGGTGCTGCATCCTTTGACAACATCTCCCTAACGTGTTTGATCCTGGCTGACGTATCCTCTAGGTTTTCATGAGTGTACGTAGCAAGCTCGCCACCGCTCTTATCCATAGCAAGGAACGTACCGCTCTTCTTATTCATAGCGTTGGCATAGCCACTGATCTGGGAGATGTATCCGAAAGCATCGTCGTCAGGCAGTGTACCGTTCTTGAACTTCTTCATGGCAAAACTAGAGGCTGATTTAACATCAACAAGATGTCCGTCAATTACAGCGTCAATATGACCTATGATACCGTCCACTTCAATACGCTTCTGCTGGTCCTCTACAGTGTGTCCAGCCTCCTTGGCAAGGTATAGAACTAGGGCCTCAACCAGATCACCAAAGATAAACTTCAGCCGTGTCTCAGATGACAGCGGTTCTGGTTCGTGCTCTCCCTTAATGTCCAACCAGAGAGCACGATCACATGGCTTACCGAGGTTCGACATACGCAGGGCTGGTTTACGTTCCGCAGTAGAGAACCAAAGTTGTTTCCGCACTGCTTCCATAACGGTATAGCCTAGCTCAAACAGGGCAGCTTTATCAGGTTCTTTCTTACCGTTGTCCAGCAATTCGTAGATGTCTGGAACTAGGGTGTCGATGGTTTTAGTCATCTATATACTCCGCTGATGTGATGTCTTTGTGTGTTTTACAAACGCCTACTAAAACCTTTGAAAGTGTTTTTCGAGAATAACCGTTTTCTACGCACCACTGTTTAACAGTTTTGTCGTACACTTCTTCAACTCTACCACCTTTAAATGTAATCCTAAACGGTCCTCTGTAACTGCCGTTTTTAGTTCCGGACATCTTACGGTAACTCTCAACGGGCCTGAAGAAACGCCTACCACCTATGTTCTTATTGTAACAGTCTTCTCGCTCAAGACACTCAAGCTCCATCTGCAACTTCTCTTCGGTGTAGTAAAGGTCTCTCTTGTTCTTACAGAGGTGGAGTATCTCAAAAGTAAAGGCGTCTTTGCCATGCTCTTCCATTGCTTCTGTCAGAGACGCGCTGCTGCCAGTGTACTTTTTCCAAGTAGATGGTTTGTTCTTTTTGCGGCTGCCCTTCTTAAACTTCCAAAGGTGCTTGCAGCCTATGTAGAACTTTCCAGTCTCCCGGTGAGTGATGATGTAGACAAATCCTAGATGGTCTGCAACATTGAACTCACCGGAAGTTTGGACATCCCAATGCCCGTAGTCAGACACTTAGAACTCTACGCCTTCTGCGACTTCCTGGAAATCGTTGGGGGTTTCATCGTCGAACGCAGCGTTGGGTGACTTGTATTCCACAGCATTGGTAAACTTAACACCTGCGATAAAGGTTGTAACACCCTCTCCAAACTTGTTGTTATATGGGCGCTGGGTTACCTTAACAACACCAGTGGTCCCCTCACCAAGCATCTTAGGACCGTCGTATTCTGAACCATCCTTATTGTACAAGTCTGGCTGGTAGTTGCTCTTTAACTGTACATAGGCCAAGCCGTTGAACTTGTTGTCGTCCTGTTTCACAGGCAGTTTAAGCTGCTTTGCCTTCTTAACCTGATCTCCCTCAAGAGACACAGCGCACGAATAGCGGTCGAACTTGTCCTTCTGGTCGAACAAGTATGTGTAGTACAGGTTACCTTCGATGTATGCATCTGCCATGTTAGTGAATCTCACTCCAATTGTTTCCGATTTGTACGTCACAGTCTAACTTACAACGTAAATTATACTCTTGGTTGACCTGTGATATAGCTATTTTAACACAGTCAGACACAGAGTCAATACTTTCTTTTCCACATTCTATAACCATCTCGTCGTGTACCATTGCTACCAGTTTTGCCCCGGTTTTCCGGGCTTTCATGGTGGCAGCGGTATTCATAAACCACTTCTTCATAAGCACAGCGGAAGAGCCTTGAATGAGCGTATTGATGCTTGCGTGTGGATGTCTCACCACTAGTTGTCGGCCATCTATTGCTCTCAAGCGCCCTTCCGTTGTCCCCTTGTGCACCACTGCCTCTCGTAGTCTAGAGAACGACGGCAGGTTAGACAAGAAACGTTCTCGCAGAGCCTTACCGTCCTTGGCGGTGCCGTTAACTACCGAACCAATCTTGGCATCACCGGCACCATAGAGCAGAGCGTAGATGAATGTCTTCGCCTGATCTCTGGTGTCTAGTCCAGCCATATTCTGATTGGCGGTATGTATATCTCCATTTAGGATTTCCGTAGTGTACTCTGCATCATCCATGTAGTGCGCCAGAACCCGCAACTCTAGCCCGGCAGCGTCAGTGTCTATCAGAACGTTACCGTAATCTGACTTCC